GAGCAAGGCCAGTCAGATCCGGCGCAGGCGCAGCAACAGCAGCAGGCGCAGCAGCAGGCGCAGCAGCAGGCTCAAATGGCGCAGCAAGAGGCGCAGGCTGCGGCGCAAGAGGCTCAAGTCAAGATCCAGATGGATCAGGCAAAGATGCAAATGGATCAGGCGGAAGCCCAATCTGACGCGCAGATTAAACAAGCGGAAATAGAATTAAAAAACCGCGAGTTGGCTCTAAAAGAATTTGAAGCGCAGAAGCCAGAGCCTGACCGGACTGTCGATCTGCTTATGGCACGAGAGCGTATGCAATTCGAAGCGGCAGAGGCTGACAAGCAGCGACAGGTTGAGTTAGCTAAGGCTGTAATGGCTCAAAGGGCGCCAAGCGGTGACGTGGCGGACGCGGCGTCGGCTATGTCTGAGGCGGCTGAAATTATGAGCCGCATTACATCGTCAATGGGTTCGCCAGACGTTGTCATAACTGAACAGGTCAGCACGGTTGTGCCGCCAGAGGTAATGTAAAATGGGGTTAAGAGAATATAAGTCTAATTACGACGACATCGATTTCAGCCGGAAAGAAGATTACACGCCGCCTGCAAAGATCTCGTTTGCGTCAAAGCGGTCGTCAATAGAGGCGCCCATGATTGCGGGCGACTACAAGCCATACGAGTGCCCCATAACGGGCAGGACGATTGACGGTCGCGTGGAACATCAGCAGAACCTAGAAAAACACGGCTGCCGTGTTCACGAAAAAGGTGAATTTGAAGACGTTAAGAAAAACGGCTTAAAAGAGCGCAACGCAGAAATTGACCGGGCTATTGACAAGTCTGTTGACGCCATCGCGCACACGATAGACATTTAATAGGAGGTATTTATGTCTGACGTACAAGAACAAGCAGAACAACCCGTCATCGGGCAGTCTATGGATGATTTTATGGGCGAGCAGTTTGACGCCCTTGAGGCAGAAGAAATTGAAGAGCAAGTCTCCGCTGACGTAGAAGAAAGCGTCGAGACTAAAACAGATAACGTCGAAACAGAGACTGCTTCGACTGAGGATGCCGTAGACGAAAGCGAGAGTGAACCTGAGACATCTCAGACCATCACCGCGCCTCAATCTATGTCTGCAAAAGACCGTGAGTCGTTTTATGAACTTCCACCCGCAAGTCAGAAATGGATTGTGGATCGTGTGAAGGCTCAAGAAGGTGACTACACACGGAAATCTATGGAAGTTGCCGAGCAAAAAAGGTTCTACGAAAAGATAGAAAAGGCCATCGCGCCAAGAAGGCAACAGCTAGCTTTAGACGGAATGGACGAGGGAACGGCTATCGATCAGTTGTTTGCCCTGTCAGATTTCGCTAGCAGCGACCCTGTTAACTTTACGCGCTACCTTTTCCAGCAACGTGGCATCCCATTGTCGGCGCTCGATCAACCTGGCGGCCAGCAGGCTGCCGACCCTCAAATGCTTGCCATGCAACAACGTCTCCAAAACTTCGAGGGACATCTCGCGCAACAGCAGCAATTACAGCATCAAAAAACCACAGAAGCCGTGCAGACTGACGTAGAAAAGTTCTCTTCGGAAACTCCATTCTATCAAGAACTGCAACCTGAAATGGTGCCAATTGTAACGGCCCTTAAACAATCAAAGCCCGGCTTGTCTAATTTAGAATACTTGCAGATATCGTACAAAATGGCTTTAGCAGCCAACGAAGACGTTTCCGCAAAGATTGAAATTGACCAGCGAGCTAAGAGTGAAAGCCAACGGATTGCAAAGGCGAAAAAAGCCGCCAAGCAAGCCCGAAAGGCAGGGGGCGTCAACATTAGGTCAACTGGTGCGTTACCGGCTGCTGCCAAGAAAGCAAAAAGCGTAGATGATTTTATCGGGGCATTGGTGGACGAACGCATGACAGCTTAACGCGAAAGGCTACATCATGGGTGCGAATAGCTCCTTTACCGAAATTGCGGCAATTACTTACCGCCATTTCAAAGAAAAATACTTGGAAGACAACGTCTCTCACCACACGGCGTTGCATCAGCGTCTTGCCGAAAAAGATCGCGTTGATCTAATTTCGGGCGGCTGGGAAATCCAAGTTCCTCTGGACTACGCAGAGAACGGAACCTACCAACGCTACAGCGGCTACGATACGTTGAGCATCGCGCAGTCTGAAGTCTTCACGGCTGCTAACTTTGCCTGGAAACAGGTTGCTATCAATGTGGTTGCGTCTGGCCTTGAAATTCGCCAGAACAGCGGCAAAGAGGGCGTCATTAAACTTGTCAAAAACAAGTTGAAAAACGCTATGCGTACCGCCGGAAACAATTTTTCGGTCGATATGTACAGTGACGGCACGACCGCCAATCAGATCAACGGCCTTCAGGCTCTTGTTTCTGACGCCGGTACGGGCACAGTCGGTGGCATTAACTCTTCCACCTACACGTTCTGGAAAAGCATTCTTCAGTCGGCTGCAAGCCCGCTGCAAGGTGGTGGCGGAATTACGCCAAGTGCAACCACAATCGAAAGCCTCATGCTTCCGTTGTGGCTGAACCTTACTCGGAACAACGATATGCCTGACTTGATTTTGATGGACGACACTTACTTTACGTTCTTCGACAACAGTCAGACGAGCATTCAACGCTACACCAACACCACCGATGTCAAAGCTGGCACCACGTCCTTGAAGTACAAGGGCGCTGATGTTGTCTATGATTCGGCTGCTGCTGGTATGCCGGATGCTCACGCATATTTCCTTAACACCGACTACATCGGCGTTTGCGCCCATCGTGACGCGAATTGGACTGAGGTTCCTGAGAAATCTTCTGTCAATCAGGACGCTCAAGTTCTTCCGATTATTTGGCAGGGGAACATGACTGTCTCCAACCGCTCACTTCAGGGCGTGATGAAGGCTTAGGCTTTCGTCCAACCCTCTTTTCCCTGAAAGGAAGAAAAGATGTCTGACTATCACATCACTAACCCCATCGCTGGGATGCAAAACATTGGCGATACCTCGACAACCCAGAACCAAGTTCTTGGGACTATTGTCCAGGCTGTCGATGTAGATTCGACGGCTTACGGCGCCGGAGAGTTCATTTACCTCAAAGGTGTGGCGTCAACAGTTTTGGGGTCTTTTGTGACCTACAACGCTGATGACAACTCAACTGCGCTTTTGGCTGCTAATGCTATCGGCCCTGTTGCTGTTGCAATGTCGATAAATGTTGCCAGTTCGTTTGGCTGGTATCAGATTTCGGGCAAGGCAGTCGGCAAGGCTAAGGCAAGCTATGCGGACAACGGTCTGGTTTACGCAACATCTACGGCTGGCAGCATCGATGATGCCGTGGTTGCTGGTGATCGCGTAAAACTTGCAAAGGGCGCGTCTGCTGTTGACACTCCATCTTCTGGACTTGCTGAATTTGAAATTCAGCGGCCCTTTATGGATGATGGGACTGCGGCTTAACTTTGATGGGGGGCTTCGGCCCCCCGTCTTTTCCATAAACAGGAGGTATGGATTTTATGGTTCAGATGATGGCTGAAGAGCAACATGGGTTTTATGTTGACTTTGAACTAAGGCCCGAAGAAGACCGCGAGGAATCAATTTCTCAGGGTATGCCTGTTTTTAAGGATGTCGAATACGCCGTGATAACAATGCCCGGCGGCGGTCTTGTCGTTGACAAGGTTATTTCAGACGACCTTTTAAGAGAGTGGAAGCACGGTAACGGCAACCGCAAGCCGCCATCTCCGTTTGCTGTTGTCGCATATGAGGCGTGGAAAGAAGGCCGAGAGATTGCCGTCAACGGAACAGACATTAAAAATTGGCCCGGCGTCACGCCTGCTCAATTGAAAATGTGTCTGGCTGCTGTTGTCAGGACAGTTGAGGATTTGGCAAACGCCAACGCTGACACGTTGAGAAAGTTAGGCATGGGATCTTATGCGCTAAAGGAAAAGGCAGCGGCCTACCTTGACGCCGCTACAACAAACAAAAACAGCGAGGCCGTGTCTGCGCTGAAGATAGAGTTGGCCGCGCTAAGAAAAACAATTGAAGACAGAGACAGCCAGATTGAAGAGTTGCTGTCTGACAGTGACAATCCGCCTGCGCCTAAGAAGCGCGGACGGCCCCGCAAAAATCAAAACGAACAACTTGGCGCTGGATAGGAAACATTGACATGACCTTGCTGACTCAAATTCAAAACGCTTGCGACACTATTGGTTTGAGCAGCCCGTCTGTCGTTATTTCTTCTGCTGACCAAAACATTAAGACGCTTTTGGCGCTGGCAAACACCGAGGGCCGCGAGTTGCTTGAGCGATTTGCGTGGCCGCAGACGCAAATTGAAAAGACGCACACAACCCTGGGGGCAGAATTGCAAGGGGTGATAACAACCCTGGCCCCAGGCTTTGCCTACATCATCAACTCAACATTTTGGAACCGGACCCTGTCTGAGCCGGTGACCGGCCCTCTTAGTCCTGCTGAGTGGCAGGCTCTAAAGGCGCGAACCGCAACCGGGCCGTACTCTAGCTTTCGTCTTCAGGGCGGCAGCCTGTACGCTTATCCGGCTCCAACGGCGGGCCAGACTTGGGTGTTTGAGTACCAGTCAACATTTTTCTGTCAATCTGCGGGAGGCGCAAATCAATCTGTGTGGACTGCCGACAGTGACGTGGGCGTCCTTGACGAAAACCTGATGATGATGGGCGTCGTGTGGCGGTTTAAGAAGAAAAACGGCCTCGACTATTCTGAAGACTATCGCGTGTACGAGCAGAAACTTGCTAACGACATGGCGAGAGTTGGCGGTAAGCGAGCCTTGGACATGCAGGGCGGCGGCGGCATGAGCGGCGTCTACATTCCAGAAGGCAGTTGGGCGTAGTTGGTTATTTTTGATAGGGTCACGCTATGGCAAGCCAGGAAATGCTCAACGCGCTGTCTGAGGAAGATCCCTCCACGTTTCGGCGTGCGCTAAATTATGTAAAGGGGCTGAGAGGCAGCGGGGCGCCTCTTGCCGCTAGCGCAAACGAGGCAATGATGACGGCTCTTGGGCCTCAAGGCCGCAAGGCTGTCGCGCCGGTTGCCGGATTGGCAAACGTGTTTTCTTTAGGCGCTGACGTTAGAGACGCAATGGAGTTTTCCGGCGACACCTTAGAGAGCCTAAAGGCGGGAGACTTTGGAAGGGCAGGCAGTGACGCTCTTTATACCGCCGCTGCGCCTTTTGCCATGTTGCTGCCGGGATCTCTTGGCGGCTATAAAAAAAGTGCCGAATCTATGGCGGATAGCCTCATGGGCGTTGCCGATGACGTTGACCCGTCAATGCCTGCAAGTCTGCAAGGAAATAGGATATTTGCGGGGCAAAATGCAGTTGGAGCGCCGCTCGACAAGTTGGATGAGGCCAAAAAATTAGAAGAAACGGGCGAAGCCGCAGAAACTGTGTGGGGTGCAACCGGCTGGTTTAGAGGTCAAGACGGAAAGTGGCGTTTTGAAATTGACGACAGCGCCGCTGTTGTAAATCCTATAAGCAAAAAAGGAGAGACAAGCCTGTCTGCGGCAATTTCTCACCCAGAATTATTTGCTGCCTATCCAGACCTTTCTAATGTGCCTGTTAAATTAAGAAACAACGCCGTTTTAGGGTCAAGTTACACCCCGTCCACCGACAAAATAAAAATTGGAGAATACGTTGGGCCGGACGGGCTGTCTGTTAAAGATAGGGCCTTAAAAATTAATGAAGACCTAACCGCAATCAATGACAAAATTCGTAATGTTGCCGCGCAAGCGGGCGGAAACATTAAGGTTGATACTCCAGAATATTACGAATACATGAGATTGCTTCAAGAATTTAGAGACACAAAAAGGCTTGGCAAGCAAACATTGGGCACAGAAGCTACGCCAGAAAAGTCGGTGCTTTTGCACGAGATACAGCACGCTATTCAAAATCCTCGCAGAGAAGACTTTGCGTCTGGCGGATCTCCAAGCTCAATTCCCCCAGGATTGCGTCCTCGCGGTCTGTCTAAAAGAGAAACTTACAACCGCCTTGCTGGAGAGGTCGAGGCTCGTAACGTAGAAAAGCGTACGGATCTGACCGCCGCAGAGCGGGCGGACCTCCCGCCTCGCTTAACTGAAGATTACGACGCTAGCGATCAAATTGTTAATTTTAGGCCAGAACAGTCGTATATGGAATCTGCTTCCCCAGGCTTTGACGACGAAAGTTTCTCAGATATGGCAAAGCGCGGCAGGATTCGCGGCGCTCGGGACAGAGAAAAGAGCGTCAAGTCGCTTGCTGACGGATCAAGTCAGGCCCAGGATTTTCAGTTCACATTATTTGACGAGGTTTACGAGTCTGGAGAGTTTACAGAACGCCTGAAGGACATGGGACTCACAGTCAACGACAACATGATGGGCACCGTTATTGCTGGGAGGACACAGGCCGCCGCCGACCAAATGGCGGACTTGCAAGGAAAGATTTCGCGCGGAGAGAGTGTTAATGCCGTCGATCTTGGGCGTCTTTATGGGTACTCGGATGAGGATATTGCTGCATTTTACAAGCAGCGAGGGTTCACCGCTGACCGCTTTTTTGCCGACATTTCTGCTTCTTCGGGCTTTGACGATGCGGGTGAAGGCGCTACAATAGGGTTAGGCAGTGGAGGGCGAACTGTTCCCCCTAGCGGTGTTTCTTCTGAAGTGCCGCAACCGCTGCCGACATATCCTCAAGCTGGACAATACGAAATTAATACAAATCCTGCGGGCAAAGAGTACCCGTCAAAGGTTCACACGCCTGAAGAGGCGGCTATCGCCAAGCAAGTCGGCGCGGCGCAGCGCGATATTCAAGCGGGCAACTACACGCCTTATTTTGATGTTGGCAAGCGCACTGATGTAGATGTTGCAAACTACCCCGGCACCGGAGCGCAGACTACGCTTGAAGAAGCGCGTCCTAGGACTGCAAAATCTATTGAAACTTACAAAAGCATTATTAAAGATCCAGAAATTCGCAAGGCTTTGCAAAAAGCATTTGACGACGGCGCGTTAATTAACAATTCCGAAAACTGGTATTTTGTTGGACAGTTAGAAAAAGAGTTTATCGAAGTTCTTGGTGAGGAAGCAGGCCGCGCTGCGTTTCTTGAAAAATTTGCAAAGCCAATGGCCGCAACAACCGCTAAAGCTAGTCCGACTTCAAATTTCCGTATGGCGATGTACGGAAATTATTTGAAAGAAAACAATCTTGCGTTTCCTGACGCATCTTACAACGTTCCCTATCCCGTTGGCGGCTTTGGTGTAATTGGCAATTTGAAACAGCACGAAGCGTTGGTGCCAGGAGAATTTTTCTCTGCCAAACAAAATCCTAAACGTCACAATTTTGCTCGCAATTATTTAGGCGACAAATCTGTGCCAACAATTGACGCTCAAATGACCGAGGTTATGTCTGGCGGCAAGCTGCAACAGCCAAAAGGGCCGTCATACGCTAATTACGAACAGGCTATTAGTGAACAGTCTAAAAAAATTGGCGTTGAACCAAGATTTTTTCAAGAAGTTGTTTGGGCAGGCGCAAAGCAAGCTAAGGAGGGAAAGAAGTACCCTGGCTCGCAGCCTATGATTGAAATTATCAATCAAAGCATTGAGCGCACATCTAGGATTACTGGCTTGTCTCCAAAAGAAGTTGTTCGGCTTGGAATTATTGAAAGCAAAATTCCATTGTACGGTCTTGCGGGAATTACTGCTGGCGCTGGTGTGGCAGGAGCAGTTTCTCAAGATGATACTGACATGGTTTCTGCTTTAAGGGGTGCCTAATGCTTTTACAGCCGCTACAAAATAATTCTGGCAAGTCTCCGACATCTCGAAGCGGCACCATCCCCGCGCCAGTCAAAGGTTGGAACGCCAAAGACGCCTTGGCTGACATGGACGAAGAGTTTGCCATTGAGTTGGAGAACGTCTTTCCCAACATGACTGACGTAGAGGTTCGCGGCGGTTATGCGTCTCACTCTACAGGGAACGGATCTGGCGCCGTCGAGACGCTGATTGAGTACGCCGGGCCGTCAACGCACAAACTTATATCTGCCGCCGGATCTGTCATTTATGATTCGACCGCAGCCGGAGGCTCGACGGCTATTGCGACTGGCAAGTCAAACGCTCGTTGGCAGACGACAATGTTTGGAACCGGCGCAGGCAACTTTTTGTTTATGGTTAACGGCGAAGATGCGCCCATATACTACAACGGCTCGTCTTTTACGACGCCGTCGCTTGCCAGCGTCACGGCGACAGACATTGTTCACGTCACAGCGCACCAGCGGCGCCTGTTCTTTACGTTTAACGACAGCCTCGTCTTTGGCTATTTGCCGGTGGTGTCTGTTGCAGGAACGGTAGCAACGTTTGACGTTGGCGGCCTGTGTAAAAAGGGCGGCAAGATCCAGGCGTGCGGAAGTTGGACGCGAGACGGCGGCAGCGGTCCTGACGATATTTTTGTCATTATCACAAGCGAAGGCGAGTGCGTTCTGTACAACGGAACAGATCCATCGTCTGCGACGGCGTGGAGCCTTGTCGGCGTGTTTTCGATTGGCAAGCCAATTGGGCGAAGGTGCATTGAAAAGGTCGGCGCAGAACTAATTGTCATTACGCAAGACGGCGCCGTGCCGCTGTCTGTGTTTCTGCCAATCGACCAAGTGGCAAGCTCCAGCAAGTCACTGTCTGACAACATCAGAAACGAGTTCTTGGCGTCAGCCAGACTGTACAGCGCAATTTTTGGCTGGCAGTCGGTTCACTATCCTCAAGGCAGTTACGCCTTGTTTAACATTCCCGTTACTGCAACCGTTTCGCATCAGTACGTTGTGAACACGCAGACAGGCGCCTGGGCTAAATTTACTAATCAAGACGCAGCCTGCTGGGCAACGTATGACGGCGACTTGTATTTCGGCGCGACAACCGGCGGCGTTATTTTTAAGGCTGACACCGGCACAAGCGACAACACAGCAAACGTCGAATGGAAAATTAGACCGGCCTTTTCTTATTTTGGCACAAGAGGGCGCCAGAAGTTGTTCAGCTTGTGCCGCCCGCACTTCACAAGCAGCGGATCTCCGTCTTACGCAATCGACTTAAATGTAAATTTTTCAAACATAAATCCAACAAGCATTCCAACTCCGCCATCTCTAAGCACAGGAATTTGGGATGTGTCGAAATGGGATTCAGGAACCTGGGCAGACGTTGCTCAAATTTCGTCATGGAACACAGTCTACGGCTTGGGCGAGTGCGCCTCGCCAACAATCAGAGGCGGCGACAGCGCAATTGAAATTTCTTTTTCAGCCTACGACATGATTTGGCAGCCGGGAAATGCTCTTTGACGCATTTGGTATTCAGTCGAGACGAGGAAATGGCTTCTTGGGCAGAGGCAGCATACCCAGAGTGCGCCCCGCTTTGCAGGCCGCTTACAGCCATTGGCATTGCCGAAGGCCGAGATATTTGCGGGGTTGCCGTCTATCACAACTACAGGCAATATGATATCGAAATTACCTTTGTCACCGCGACCCAAAGGTGGGCCACGCCGGGAAATGTTCGGGCGCTTTTGCGATACCCGTTTATTCAATTAGGTGTGAGACGGATGACCGGAATTACCAAGAAGTCAAACAAGAAGGCCCGCAACTTGATGGGCAAACTTGGCTTTGTTCTTGAGGGCGTCCATCCGTTCGCAGCAGGCGGAAGCACAGCCTGCACCTACGGCCTTTATGAAAAAACTGCAAAAGAGAAGTGGCTAAAACATGGGTAAGAGAACTCCAAGCCCCCCGGCGGCGCCAGATCCGACGCAAACCGCCATTGCTCAGGGCGCCATTAACCGTGACGCGGCTATTGCTCAGGCGCAACTTAACCGAATTGACGAGTACACGCCCTACGGCTCGTCAGTCTACACGCCTCAAGGCCCGGCAGATCCTAACACCGGCATTACGCCATACCGGCGGACAACGTCACTCGATCCCGGTCAGCAAGCCATATTTGACCAACAGACGCGAGCGACGGGGGCGCTCAACACTCTTGCAGCAGATCAAACGGGGCGCGTCTCTGGGGCGCTTGCCCAGCCGTTTTCTTATTCAGGACTAGCCGCAGCGCCGACCACCTCTGGCTTACAGTCGTCAGTTTCCGCCGCCGGACAAGCTCTGGCGCAGCCGTTTAGCTATGGCGGCCTGCCTGCCGCGCCAACGTCAGGCGGCATTAGATCAGCCGCTGACACAGCCACAGCCTCAGTTGCCCAGCCGTTCTCGTTTGATGGCTTGCCTGCCGCGCCAACTGGCGATGCCGCCGCAAGGCAGCAGACTATTGACGCGGTCTACAACCAGTACACCTCCAGGCTTGACCCAAGATTTGAAGAGGCTCGAACAAAACTGGCGACAGACCTTGCCAACTCTGGCTTTAGTGTTGGCGATGCAGGGTACACTAGCGCCCTTGAATCTGCCGGGAGAACAAGAAACGACGCCTACCAGCAAGCTCTAAACGCTGCCGTGTTGGCTGGCGGAGCGGAGCAGTCGCGTTTATTCGGCCTGGGAGACACCGCCAGACAGCGGGCGACAGCGGAGGCACTAACACTCCGAGGAATGCCGTTGAGCGAGCAGGCGGCGCTCCAAGGGCTTCAGCAGACAGCATTTTCAACGCAGGCGTCTGAGC